CTGGATGCAAATTGCTTAATCTAATCTTTGCATTTCGTAAAGCTGATGATTTAGCTTTCTGAACTCTATTAACTATATATTCTTGAACCCCTGTTTTATTACTAAGTATAGCCCATTTTAAATAACTGTATATATACTCCTCAGCTAATTTATTGATTGTGATTAAAGAATCATCACCATTCTCCATTCCATCAGAAATATATTCAAGAACAATATATCCATCTTCAACACCAGAAGAAAAATCTATAACTCCTGCCATTTTGTTTATCTTGAATTTAGGATTTCTATTAGCCTCATCGGTCTCAAGACCGTATCTACCACCAATAGAATAACCAAAATACCAATCACCATCGTACTGCCATCCCAAGCTACCATTATAAGGACCTGGACCTGTGTAAAGCTCAGCGTTTTGACGTAATATATCTAACTTAGAAGTTCCAGTTACTACCTCTCCGTTTGAGTCGAAGATAATGTCTAAATTGTTGTCTTGCAAGTAAGCAGTAGCTGATAAAGCACTTCTGTTCTCGGTAAGAGGCAACAAGAATCCATTTCTTAAAAGAGATATTCTAACGTAATTTACATAATCAGGAGGCAACACCATTTTTAATTGCTTACCTAATTGTAATTCTAATACCTTAATATTCTTTAAAGCATCATAGTTAATTTCTTGTATAGCTCGTTTTGCGTGAAACAAAACAGTATATCTTTCTACATTGTTAACTAATTTATCATTTCCTACATAGATAAGCATAAAATTATTAACTATATCAGCCAAGCTAACATACTGGTAAGAACCCCAATTTTTGTCTTCAGGTATTACACCACCATTAGTGTAATATTGAAAATTAGTCATATATGCCATTTATTATTGTTTTTGTTGTATGTCTTGCATTTCTTCGCTCTTAGCAGCTGCCACAATGTCTTGTTCTCTAATTGTAACACCACAATATTGAAGTATCTTAACAATTAAATCATTAAAATCACTCATTGGCAACTCAAAATCTTGATAGTCATTAGCCGATGGGTTAAACAATGGGTCTGAATCACCTGCTCCCATAGCTACATAAGTCCATTTAGGGTCTTTTGGAAACCTTAAATAATGAAGTGTTATATTACTATCAATAGTGTCAGGATATACTTGTACGATATTCTTAGTAGCAGCAATACCGTCATAATTATCAGTCATTGTATATACTGGATAATAAACATTAGGCATTGTTAAATTAGAAGATAATAAATTAAGTATTTTTTGATGACTTACCTTCTCTACCTCTTTATTATTAAATACTAATTTCTGTATAAAATAAAAGTCTGATGGTAATTCAAAATAAGGGTCTTCATAAACCAATGAATCAATAGTGTAGAAAGTGTCCAATACCTCAGCTATTTTTTTAGGAATATCTGAATAACCTTCGCCATGCATTCTAGCATTTTGTTTTATGATTGCATTACTATAGTTATATATGTATCTCTCAAACACATCTAATTGAGCTTGTTTTGCGTACAAGTTGAACTCAAATGGAGTTATGTATCCACGATTGTCTTTAGATAGTATAGATAGAACAGTATTACGAACCTCATTAATCATTGTATTGTCTTTTATACAAAGATAAATAAAAAAAGCCACTCGTTAAAGTGGCTATTTCTTTTCAACAGACGTATCTATTATGCGATAGCTACAGAAGTGATTAACTGTTGTGTAGAACCAACTAAAGGCAAAGCAGGAATAATAATAGCTTCTGGATTTGAAGCAGCACTATTAGCTAAAGCCAATGCGTTAATAACTGCGTAGTGAGATGCGTAAGTTGCATCAGCAGTAGTAAATGTAATTGTAACAACATCAGCAGTAGAAACACCACCTAATACAGTCAATACCAATGTTGATGTTGTCGGCATAGTGATAAGGTAATCAGCTGAAGCTGGAATTAAAGCTTTTGGAAGAGCTGTAGCTGCTCCAATTGTAAATTGTAAATATTTTTTCATATCTAAATAATTAATGGTTATGCAAATATACTAATTATTATCAGACATTCGTTCTTCTAAAAACTCATACAACTGGATACCATCATTTGATTGTAAATATGACGATAAAACAGATATAGGGTTATCTCCAAACGGAACTGACAATAGTTTTTTCTTGTTTTCTTTTAGGTTGTAAAAAATATCCTTACCATTATTTCTAACAGTTAAGTATCCATCAGAGATTGCTCTTGCGGCAATATTGTTTACCTTTAATGATGGGTCATTAATTGCTTCCAAGAAATCTTGTGGGTATTTTTTAGAGTAAATCATCATATCTCTTTTGATTTCAGAGCTACTCATCTTGTCAACTCTGCTACCAACTAAGATACGTGCAACCGCCTCTAAAGTACCAAAGTCGTTTGCTGCTAATTCTCTAGCTGCTAATTGAGCATCCAATTCTGAATACATTGATTGAATATCTTCCTCGGCATCTTTTTGGTTATCAAATTCATAGAATTCAGAACCATTACCAGGATGATAATGTAAAAATTGTTGTAATACTGGATTTGTTTTTGAAACGTTTAATACACCGTCCTCAAATACGATAGGCTCTACTATAACATTCTGGTCTTGCTCCTCTTGAAAAGGTGAGTTAGAATTTCTAGCATAACGTAATGGGTGATTAGTATTTGTTTCTTCATTGTAATAAAGAAGACGTTTTCTTGGTGCGTCCTTTGAAGCTATATAATAAGCTAAGGGATGTTTTTTGCTTTTTAACAGATAGGTTCTGTCTTTAGGTTCAAGATTTACTTTCTTGATTTTTAATTTTTCCATTTTATATAATTTAATTTTTACTAAAAAAAATAACAGAGTGTCACTGATGACACTCTGTTAATATTTATTCTTATCCTTTGAAGATAAAGAAGTTGTTTGCTCCTAATGTACACAACGCTCTTTCAGACAAGAAGTTAACCTCCATTGCATCTAAGTCGCTTGTTTGTGCTCCACCAGCTGAACCAGTCATCCAAGTTTTGTAACGTCTGTTCTCTGCTTCAGAAGCTCGGTAACGTACGTGCAAGAATGGACGTTTTGCGTTTTTACCTAATACTTGGTCATAAACAGTTGTTGTTCCAGCAGGAACTAACACTCCGTTTACAGCTCCACCTACTAGACCACCACGCAATGTAGCATCATTCAAGTATTTCCAGTCAGTTTTGTAGAACTCATAACCTCTACGGAATCCTGTGAATCCTAAATTAAGAGCCATTTGCTCACTGTTGTCAAACAAACCGTAAGACGTACCACCAACTCCGTAAGAGTTTTGTGTAGCTAACATATCATCAATATCAAAAGAGAACTGACGATTCAAGAATAATGCATTCTCAACGATAGCACCTTGTTTGTCTAGTCTTTGTACGATTGTATCAAAGTCAGCTAATGTAGATGGATTACCTCCAGACCATACATTACCTCTTTCTTCAATAGTACTGAACATACCTTGAGTACCAGCAGCACCACCACCTAAAAACGTTTTAGCTCCAGAACCTGCTTCAGCAACTGTTCCTTCAACCATAGCCATTTCCATATAGTCTTCAAAACGCAAACGTGTTTCGTGCTCTGATTTCATATACCACAAATAACCTGTAGCACCGTTTTCAGTAGTCACTTCAACCCATCCGATTTGAGCCATGTCAGAACCAGATACAGTGTATTTGTCTTTAATGATAATTGGTTTACACTCAAAGATGTCATCTTCAGCCTCTAAAGAGCCAACCATCCCACTTGTTCCTTTTTGGAATTCAGAACCATACACAAATGCAGTAACAGTAGCATTTTGAGCAAAAGGAGAACCATCGGCATCGTAGAAACCTACAGTGAAAGTAAGACCTGATACAGCAGTAATAATACCTTTTGCAGAAAGTGTTCCTGAGTTTGCAGATAATAATACCGTTTGATTAACTCTAAAGTTGCAAGCAGTAATACCTGAATCAGCAACTGTAAAGTTAGCCGTATCTGTTCCTAATACATCGTCAGCGTTAACCGCTACATATTTAGTATGCAAACGACCTTGCTCAGCCCATTTAATTAAGTCTGATGTAGAAGGAAGTTCAGCTCCAACCATTCTAAGGAATGATGCGATAGAGCGATTTCCATATCGTTCAAATTCTTGCTCGTAAGTATCAGGAAGATACTGATTCAAGAAGTCAAAATTCGTGATGTAATTTGAAGGCAAAGTTGCCTTTACAGCACTTGGAGTAATACTAACTCCAGGGTTTACGTTTAATGTTCCAGACATTTTCTTTTAGTTTTTTTTGTTGTTTTTAATTACTAACCTGTTGCCACGTCCGTCATCTATAGCTGTAACTTTAAAACCAGAAGTAGGAGTTAATTGTGGTGCTTGTCGAGTCATGTCAATATTTTTAGACTCTCTAGCAACATTACCAACTGCCTCTGCCATTCCCTTCTCGTAGAAGAATTTAGCAAATTTATCTGGGTTTGAAGCCACTGCAATAGAACGGTGAAATGCTTCTGCATCCTTTAAGTAGCCTTCATCATTCAAGAACTTTGATACAAAATTCTGTAAATTAGATTGCTCTTTCAGTAAGTCTGGTGCTTCTGCTGGTTTGTACACTATCTTTCTATTATCATCCAAACTAAAATTGAAACCTTCAAAATTGTTTGAAAATAACTCAGATGTCTTGTCAGTGAAGTACTTAGACTTTTTGAGTTGCTCATCATCCGTCTTAGTAGCATTTTCTTTATAACCTTTGTAAGCCTCGTAAGCCTCCTTGTCTTCCTTAGGAACAAAAGATTCTCTTGACTCAAGAGGAACTTTGTACTGTTCTTTTAGTTGATTGAAGTATTCCTTAGCTTTAGAAAGTTCTTTTTTCTTTGCCAATTGTTTTTTCTTTACTGTCTTCTCGTCATCATAAACATCGTCTATTGAAAACTCAGAGTCTAGGTCAAATTTAATATCGTCATCTTCAAGGTCCTTGTCGATGCTTTTTCGATACTCAAATAACAATTGGTCTTGGTCCATAGAGTTGAAGTCTTTATTTAACTTAATAAAATCCTCAATCCCACGACCAGTCTCTTTCTTATATTTCAAATAACTAGCAACCTCTGGGTCTAATTCTTCATTGTTAGACCTTTCTTGAAATAATTCATCAAGATTACTAATCTCTTTGTTATATCTTTTTCCAATATATGAAAGAACTTTATTGTCGTCTATCTCAATCTCTTGAGGTTCAACCTTAGTTTCTTCAAGAACAACCTTTTCAGGTTCAGCCTCAACTTCAGTAGTACCTGTTTTCTCAGCATATTCTTTTAGTAACTTCTCTTCTATTTCAGCAACAGATTTTTCCTCAAAATCAACTGCTCTTACTTTAAATTCTTCAGCCATTATATTTAATTTATTTTTACAAAGATAATAATTATATTTTATTACGTATAAAATACCATTTACAGCTAATATAATATGCAAAAACATATAAATATAGCTCAAATGTATAATATATTAAGCTGTATTTAATTCTAGTATTTCAGTGCGTTTATTATCACATTTTGGTATATTGCGCAACAATAAACTAAATAGTTTTGTCGCAAAAATAGTATGTATTTGCGACAGAATATGCTGGTTATAACCAGCATTATGCGTAAGAATATATATTAATGCTGGTTATAACCTACTTTGGTCCAAAAGATTCTAAGTCAAATCCGTCCAAAGAATCCTCTGTGCTCTCGAAATTCAACGGAGGTAGATTGTTTTTTCTTTGGTTTATTAACTCAGACTGCCTAGTAGCTTGAAGGTCAATACGTTTATCTTTAGCTACTTCTTTCTTCTCTTCTCTTTTCATTAAGTTATCAGTCTCAATACCTTTTAATTGCATATTGTACTGGAACTCTCTATCCATTAATTGAGCTTTTATAGCTGCCTCAGCTTGCATCTGCTGAACCGCATAGTTCATTTCAGCCTCTCTAATTTGTATCTTACTTTGAGCTTCTAATTGAACTATCTGAGCCTTCTGCTCTGCTGCCGCTTGTTGTGACTGTAAGTTAGTTTGCATCTGCATTTGGAACTGCATTTCTTGTTCCTTCTGTTTTTGCTCTATTCTTTTCTTTCTCTTAACCTTTAATAGCTCATTAGCAACCTTGATATTATTAATCATTCTAATATCAATAGCATCTTCCAAGTCAATAGTTTGTTGCTGTAGTGATACTTGTATATTTGCCTCAAGCATTTGGCGTTGCTCCTCATCAGGAGAAACCTCTATAAATATACCAAAGTCATGCAAATAAAGCTCTCTGATATCATCAAGTATAGCTACGTTATATTTTCCTATCTGCATAGCAAACTCTTCTGCAAAGTCAGCGTATTCAAGAATATCAGCAATCCTAATAGATATACATTCAGCTATGCTTTTAGTCATTGATAAACCACCTTCTAATATGTGTCTAGTAGCTGTATTTGAGCTTAAAGCTGCTAACTTTTGAACTCCAACCAATGCATCGGGATTTGGAGTAGAACCATCTCTAATCTCATTTATACCTGTCACATCACGTATCATGTTTAGATAGTGATTATAATTACCTATTAAAGCAGCCATCTTAGATTGACCACTATTAGAATTTAATTCTTGAATAGGTACTCTAGCATTATTAAATTCACCGTCTTGAGTGTAACTTCTACCGATAACGCTACCAGTTTGAAAATACAACTTTAAAGCGTCCTCTGGATTGTATGCAGCACCAGTACCTAAATCAACCTCATTAATACCATCTGCATCAATAAATACACCATCTGGAACAACTCTAGCCATTACTTGTTGTAACTTCAAATGAGTTAATTGTATTTGGTCTGCAAAAGGAATCATCCGTCTAACTAAAGACTCTGCGTTACCTTTGTACATTCTAGGAGCAAAAACCACGTAATTAGGAAGTGCATTTTGACTTGCTGATTTTGGACGAACCATATTTCTCATCATCTCCCATTTAAGCATAATGTTAGAGCCTCCAACTAAAATACCTTCATACCAAACATCACGAACAGCTTCTACTTTTTCAAATTGCATACCGTCCTCAATAGGAGGATTAAATGTATCGTTCTTTCTGATTACTCGCTCACCACCATTATCAAGTATCTTTTTCTTCCAAACAAAACGCTTATCGGTCTTGTAATTAAAATATAGCAATGTAACTACTTCATTTAAAAATGCACTATCTTGATAATTTCTAATAATAGGAAAATAATCATACCAAGCGGAAGAAGCTCCTCTAATTTCATCTAATTGCTCATTAGTTAAATTAGGGTTGATTTTTAATAATTCAGTATAATGTACTTGCTTAACCTCACCGAAGTAATAACAGTCTGAAAAGTCTGGCTTTTCAGTATAACTATGAATAAGATTAGATGGGTCAACATAATCAATCTTCAAACCATCATTAGGTAAAAATGTATGTCTTAAAGCTGCCTTACCTAATACAGTAAGGTCATAGTCAACCATCTTTTTTATCTTAGGATAGTCGTTCATTTTTAGCATTGTATCAATACCAACTTCTTCAGCTATCTCAATACTAGGTTTGTATTTAAGTTGCATGTATAATGACAACTCCTCATCATTCTCTGGTAGCTCAGATGGGTCAACATCAAAAGCATTTATACCGAATTCTTGTTGTGTTAATGTTAAAAAATCTTTAGCTATCATATCAGCTTCAATCATATCTTGAAATATGTTCTTTTTCTCTGCCGACATAACGTCTTGAGATTCAGCTTTGATTGTGAATAATCTATCATTCATTCCGTTAACAACGATGTCAACGAACTTGGGTATAATAGGAATAGGAGTCCAGTCCAAGTTTAACATAGACATATCTCCATTAATAGACAATTCGTCTTTATATTTTTGAACAGGTTGCTCACCTCTAGCATATAGTCTCAATCTATGAAACTCACCCCATTGGTCATAAAACCTACATGTGTTTACTTTTCTCTTAAACCACTCACCTTCAATAGATTTACCTACTTTTAGCCCATAAGCAAATGTAGCTTTTTCTTCATCTGAAGCCATCTGATTAGGAAAGGGTGATTGATTAATTACAACTGACAATTTCTCCATTATTTTATTATTGTGCTCCTTGTTCCACTATTATCGTATCTTACAAATTTAATACTTATTTTCGATTCTTTCTTCTCTGTTTCAAATGAATACTTTCTAGTAGCCATAATAGCCAACCCAGAACTAATAGAGGCATCATGCTTTGTTCTATTGTTAGGGTCAAATTTAGCCCAATCTTCCAATGTCTTAGTAAAATACATAGACCCCATAATATCCGAATCCCTATAAGTTCCCTCAGTATCAAGACCAACATACTCTTCAATGTATGTTTCTATAGATGAAGCATGAGCTTGTTTTACGTCTTCAGATGTGTTAGGTATACCACCTAACTCTAATTCTGTCTTAGATAGTTTGCTTTTATCTTTGTCTGGTCTATTTAGAGAGAACGCTCTATATCCTCTGTCCTTAAAGTGATAAAGTAATCTAGCCTTATTGTTCTCTGCTAGTATAGGCATGCCATAAAATACACAAGCCATAAGAACATCTTCAAAGAATATCTCTGCTGTTTGTGGTCTTGCTATGTACTCAAGAAAGAACTCATTAATTGGAGCATCTTTTGATAGATGGAATTTAGTCTTTCCATGCAAAGCACCGTTTGAACCACCGCCACCAACAACACCTGAAATATCATAAGGGTCACAACCAAAAGCACCCAACTCAGCATTACCAGGAAATTTCTTACCATTTCTATCTATTACGTTATTTCTCATTTTACTATCTGGAATCCAAGAAACTAAAAATCTTCCTTTTGCATCTGGAGTCCAAATAACCTCAGTGTCTTTCTTTCCATTCTTCCAATGAAAATGACCTCTAGTTAATACATGGTCCTTTATTAATGAATCATTATAGTCAATCTGCTGATATATCTTTGTTAAGTTAAATACAGACTGCTTAGATTCATCTCTAAATGCGTGAGATTCAGTTCTAGGAAACTGACGATAGAATTCATTTAATGCATCAGAGTCAGACTTTAATGCAGCAACTTCATTGTTCCACCAAGTAATTACACCTTGAGTTATTTTCTCTCCATCAATGCCAACGATAGGTTTTTTTGGGTCTTCAAAAACAGGATGACCAAACTCATCTAAATAACCCTCTATGTTCCATTCCATAGGTATAAATAAAGAATACAGTCCGCTTTTGGTTTGACCATTAGCGGAACGAGTCCTAGGGTTGCTATCGTTATATAAATTCTTGAAATTGTCACCACCTTTGGATAATGCGTTTGACGTTGAACCCATCATGCATTTACCTACTATCTTACTACCTAAACGTAAACAGGTTTTAGTTACACGCCAGTTATTTAAAATATTCTCAGGCTTCATCCATTTTCCGCTTTCGTCATGAACTAATAAAAGAAGTTTCTCACCGTCATAACTATTGTCAGCTGTGTTCTTCCAGTCAATAGTAGTATCTAGTCCGTCAAACTCTTCTTGGTTCTCTTGGTCCATATTCTTACGAGTAATCTTACTAGCAGGAACACGAAATGCCAATTCAGTTTTAGGATTGTCCATCCCATCTTGAATTGGTTTAAAAAAGAATGGATAATTTCTAACGATTGGAACGACCTTATCTGTAAACATCTTCTTGGCATCTGGTCCAGTTTTAGACAACATACCAATCCTAGAATCACGAACTATAGTGCCAGTATTAGAAACCTCACTAGAAGACATAAATGAGAATCCAGAACGTCTATTTTTTAGATAGCACATTCCAAATGACCTATTATCAGCTTTACATGCCTCCCAGTATATATAAAAAACTCTATTAGATTCTCTAAAGTCAGGTAGACCAACATCAATCTTGGTCCATTGTAAGTACATATAATGCGTTCCAGTTATATAAGTAGGAACTCCGTTATTAATAAACCAATAACCGTTGTCACGTCTGTCAAATTCAGTCTCAATATAATCAACATATTTAGACTTAAATGAATTATCTCTTCTGTTCCAATCGAATATACTTTTTATCTTTTGCAACTCTTGTGGATAATCAGCAGCAATCCATCTATTGTTAGTGCTTTCTATTTTTTTTGGAGCTGCTGGTAATGCAATCTTAACTCCATTTATGTCATATATGTCACCTATAGTTCCATCCCTTGAAATAACAACTAAATCATACTCAGAGTGATAACCATAAGTCCAAGACTTTTTTGAATTCTTAGTGGTTAGTGCTGATTTATGTATATGATTTGTAACAAGTGTGTAAAGACTATTTTCCATTTATATATGATTTTGTAAAAAGTATTTACTTCTTTTTGGCTCTACCTTCAGCAAAACCACCTGTACCAGCCGTAACATCCAAAGTAATTTCACTAGACTTGTTTTCTTCTTCTTCAATCTTAGCTAACATATTAAGAGCATCCTCAAAAGCCAATCTCTTAGCGGATGCGGCATTCTTTAACTTATCAGCTGATATATCATCCTCCATGTGAGTAATAATAGGCTCTCTCAATACCTTTATTAACTCATCAATAGCTACTTTTGCAGCCTCTAATATTTCTACCTTTTTAGACATATATTCCTATCGTACATTCTGTATAAAATTTCACCATCAATATTAAATTCGTATTCACTATCTGGAGTAAAAGAAACTATGTCTCCTTCACTGACATTACTCATATTTCCATTCTTAAATACCAATTCACCCCATAACTCCTCGTGCTTTCCTAAAGTATTAATAACCTTCTCCTCTGACTTTATAGGTCTAACAAAACAATAAGGAAAAGGAGCAGTCCATTTATCGTCAGAAGTTTTATATAAATATAATTGAGCTTCCTCCAAAATAAAGTAATCATCAAATAAATGATGCCAGCTACTCTTTTGGTTTCCCTTCATGTCGTAATAGAACTTGAATACGTTGTGATGAACTATAATTATATCTCCAACATTAACATCACCTACGTAATACCTTGGTAAAGATACCACCTCGGCAAAACGATTAGATACAGTATGGTCTTCTTGAGAAGTGCTTATAATAAACTCAACACCACCATAATTACGGATATTATTGTATCGCCTGCCGTCAACAGGTTTAACTATAAAATAGTTTGGAGCAAACATTAAAAATTTATGTTAAATTCAATAGAAATAGGCATGGTTATAGAAAATTCTTTCCATAACGTAATTTCATCGTCCTTAATAATATAAAGCTTTATACCTTCATCACTTTTAATAATCTGGTAAATACAATATGTCTTATCAAGAACTTCTTGACCTACAGTATAGTTCATACTTTTCATGTAGTCAGGACCGACAGATATTTTTCTAATTATACTCACCAGTCTGAAGATTAACAGTTATGTCACCATATTTAGCAGTAAGTTCCTCTTGGTATTTAGCCATGTCGTGAACAACAAACTCTAAGTTTGCCATGGTTGATGCTTTTTGGTTTTTTAGTCTCTCGAATGATAGTTCGATGTCAGCTACCTGAAATTTAAGGTCTCTGAAATTACGGTTTAATTCCGTTAGTCTTGATAATTCTTCTTGTTCAATTTTATTCATTGTATTTAATTTTACAACAAATATAGTAATTAAATGCTAATAAGGTTTAAAAACAATAGGACCACTATTAAAATAAGCATTTAAAATATCAGATGGCGAATTTAACTCGACAGAATACAAAATGTAAAAATCATTTGATATATCAGGAAATATTATATCATCATACATAACAGGGATATTATCATTGTTTAATGCTTTAAAATTAACATTAGATGAAAAATAACCATAATAATTAAAACCTATATTATGGTCACTTATTCCAGAGGGTGAAGCGGATTCTGTTTGAATTAATTGAGCACCTGTTAATGAATCAACCGTATTGAAATACATTTTTAAAATAGCACCTCCAGTAATTTGCTCTAATTTTATATTTAACGAAAAGCCTTGTTCCCCCATAATATCACCTATAGAGAAATAATTCGCTGGAATCTTGAAAGAATACAATAAGTGTTCGTCAGTATCTCCAGTGTGAGAAATCACAGGGTTAAAAAACTCTATACCTACTACTGACAACTTATTAGTAGATTGAGATGTGAAGTCCTCAATATCAAACTGTTTCTGGTCTCCATTGACATCACTTCCAAATAGCTTGTCTCCTGCGCTAGGTGTTTTTAATGGATAATTATTTACTTTCATTTCCCTTGTCCTTTATATAATTTTTTATAATTCTTGCTTGACTTTGATTTTGATGTTTTAGTCTTTGAATGAACACCTGGACGCTCAACCTTAACTTTCGCCTTAAATGATGATGATTCTTTTTTCATATCGTAAAATTACAAATTTTTAAGCATTTCAATAACACGAGGACATGGGTACATGTCAGACTTATCTTTCCTAACTGAATTATGAGTAAATATGCCATTCTCTAACTTAAATGCACGCTCAGTTATACCCCAAATGTCGTCATTATATTCATTACTAATGTCGTACTTGTCACACAGATATACAACGAGATTTTTTAAACTATCAATCTGCTTGTCTGTATATTTATGCCAAAATTTATGACCCTTGAATGGCTTATCTAACTCAGTAACTTCACTGCTGTCAACAATTCTGTTTACATAGTTATAAAACTTGCCGTCCTTCTCCTTTAACATCCCCCAATTACACACCTCAATACCAATAGAACTCTTGTCTAAATTCTTATAAGGTAGACCATTGAATGCCTTTTGATTTAATCCTAAATGGTACGCCCATTCAATAGAAGGATAGCACTGAACTATAGTTCCCATACCACCTATAACAAACGCTGTGGCAACTCTCTCTGATGTGCTATCCCAATATCTAGCAACACTAGTAGCATCACTATTACCAGCTGTATGATGTAGATAAATTTGATGTTTCTTGGAAGACTCTTGGAAATATTGAGAGCTCTTTAATCTGTGTTGTACTATTTTAGTTTTATCTAACATAATTATAATTTTAAATCGTCAACCTCATTTTTAGCTCTAACAACAAAGCTCTTGAATTTACTTAATATGTCTTTACCTGTAACGGCTTTATAATTCTCATTCATCGACTTAACCTCCACTACCACTAAGTATAAACCAACTAATTTTGTTAGTATCAAGTCAATAGATATAAAGTGAGCTATTAAATCACCAGCTACATATTTTTCTATTAAATAGACAAACATTATAGCTCCTGCGTATAGAAAAAATTTACTTATAGACACACTAGCTTTCCTTGAGCTAATAGAATTAATACCATCTAATTTGTAACTCTTCCACATTCCGAAACAAGCATCTACTATTATTGAGAATATAGCTATGTATATGATTGGTGCTGCTGGAGCTATTAACGACAAAAAAGATGTAGATAAAAATATAAGTTTTTCTTTCATTTCCTAAATATAAAATAAGCGATTGACAAAGTTACTAAAATTACTATAATAATGTCAATCAGTTTCTTATACAAAGGGGTCTTCTCGTAATATTTTACTGGTATCTTTCTTGTAATTATTTTATCAACATAAACAGTATCACACTTACCTTGTATATAAACCTTTCGGTCTTTTGTCATCCATACTTTTACTTTCAATTGTTCCTTTTCAAGATACACAGTATCAAATAATTGATGTTCTTTTACAACTGTATCTATACTCACCTCTGGAACATAAACTCTTATTGTATCAGTAACGGTAACAGTGTCAGCTGTTAATAAATGAGGGTACTTCGTAACTAATCTGTTAAATCTTTTTTGTGGCGCACAAGATGCCAGTAATATTAGTATTATTAATAGTTTAGTTTTCATTGTTATAAATTGTAAATGCTGTATTTGGGTCTTGGTCAAGTAATTGCTTAAAGTACTCTAATTTTTTCTCATCTTTAAAATCTTCAATCATTTGAGAGTGAATAGTACCTAACTCCTCATCTTGAGAATTAAGATAAAAAAT